CGCCACACGAGCCGGGTCAGCCGCCATCAGCTGGCCCACCGTCTCGATGCCGGCGTCCGCCAGCTTCTGCGCCGTCGCCGGGCCGATCCCGTCCAGCGCCGAAACCAGCGCCTGCGACCAGTCCGTACCCGGCGGCGGCGCCGCGTCCACGTCCACCGCATGGCCGACGCCGCTGGGATCCACGCTGTGCGCAATAGCCACGCCACGCGCCACCAGCCGCCCCGCCAACCACGACGGCACGCGCACCACGTCCCCCGGCTCCATCATCCCCGCCGGGCCGGGCGTGCGCACCAGGATCCGCAGCGTCGTCCACATTAGTTGTTACTCCGTGAAACTTCCGTCCACGCGCCATAGTAGAGCAGCGTCAGCGTGTCATACTGGCCGCCCGCCCACGCCGCGCTCAGCCGCGCCGTGCCCGAATCCGCCACGTTCACCGTCTGATTTCCCACGTTCTCTACGATCAACAGTTGCCCGGCCGTCCCGGCGCCCAGCGTCAGCGTCACTTCCGCCGCGCTCTTGACCGGCCAGAACGTAACCGTCGGCGTGTACGTCCCCGTCGTCACCGTCAATTCCGTGCCCGGATAAAGCGTAGTCCCCGCGTTGCTGAACGTGCCCGTGTTGCGGCAGATCCAGCGCATCCCGCCGCGCTCCATATAGCAGGCCGTGTTCTGTGCAGCCGCCGGCTGCGGCGCAATGCTCAGGAGAACCGCCACCACCAGCACCACCGCCGCCACCACGCCCACCGCCATCATGATCCGTTTCATCGTTTTCTCCTCATTCAACGGGCGAGGAGCAGCACCGCCGCCCCTCGCCCCTCGCAACTCATGCTCAGGCGTGCATCTGCAAGACCTGGACCGCTTCCGCCAGCATCACGTTGCTGTCGAAGCGCCGGAACCAGCGGAACCCAACCTGCCCGGTGTAGGCATACAGTTCGTTCAGCCGCTGCATCGACATGCCGGCGAAGTCGGCGATCCAGAAGTACGCCGGATCGGCGAACACCATCACCTTCGCCGACGCGCCGATCTCCGCCATGCTGTTCAGCGTGAACACCGGCCGCCCCAACAGGCGATCCGGCTGGCCGGCCTGGAGACCAGGCTGCCAGATGTAGTCACCGGCGCCATTGATCAGCTTGCGGATCGCCTTCGCCGTGCTGTCGTGCATGAACCAGACCGCATTCTGGCGGTACAGGTAACCCAAAGCGTGATACAGGTCGATCACCTCATCCGCATCGATAGCGCTCGTGCTGGCCGCCGTGACGCCCACCGTGCCGCCGGTGACGATGCCCTGCGGCGCCGTCGTGCCGTTGCCGGTCGTGAAAGCGCCATTTTCAGCCGCAGCAAACGCCTGCGCAGCGTCCGGCAGCATCACCTGACCCATGAGGTCGATGCGGCTGTCGAGCACAAGCTCCTCGCTGACCTTGATCAGCTTGGTGTACTTGTACGGCACGAACGCCACCTGGCCGAACGTCGGCTCGGCTTCGTCGTAGTTGCCCTCTTCGTCGGTCAGCACAGCCGCCGATGCTTTGGTCATCGTCGGCACGTTGAACGCCGTCGAGCCGCCAACGGACAGCACGCGGGCGCCAGCGCGCCGCAGAATGCTCATGTCGGTCAGCGCCGTGATCAGCTCGTTGGAATAGAGCTGCGGCACGAGATAGCCGCCCTCGCCCACCGTGCCGACCTCCATCGCCGCCTTCGTGCCAGTGCGCAGATACTCCCGGAAGTTCTTCAGGTGCTTCGTCTGCGCGTCCTCGCCGGCCTGCTGGCCTTCACCAGGCGTCAAGAATCCGGCGTCCATCCCCTGCGCCTTCAGGCTGGCCACGACCTTCTCGGCCAATTCGTCAACGTCGAAGGCTTTCGTGTCTTCGCTCATCTCATCCTCCACAATCGTGATAGTCGTCTCTCGCTCAGCCGCTGGTGCGTCCCCCTGCGCCCGCTCCTCGCCCTGCGCCGATGCGTTGCCCGCATCCTCCGGCAACAGTGCCCTCAGCCCGTCCGCAAGATCCACCAACGACCGTATCTCAGCAACGCCCAACGTGCGCGGCTCTGCCGGCGTCGGCGTCAGACTGAACTCCCCAATCGGCCACGATTTGATGCGGGTTGGCCCGTTCCCCGTCACCCGCTCCACCAGGTGCGCCAGCGCGCCGCTGGAATAGCCCAGCGCGCCCGCCTTCAGCAGTTCCAGCACATAATCCGCATACTGGTTCGCCCGGTTAAGCTGCGCCTCCACCCACAGGCCGAAGTCATCCGCCTCGATCTTCGTCGTGGCGCCGATCACGGCTTTCCCCACGGTCGCATCCGCGCCATGGTCGAAGAGCACCGGCTTCGCACCCGGCAGCCGGTCGAGCCAGAAATCGGTATCCGGCCCGAACTGCTCACCTTCCAGGTCCACGCCGCCCCACACAACCCCATAGCCGCCAATCGTCACGGCTGCGTCGTCGATGGCCTTGATCTCAATCCCCGTCCGGTTCCGTTCCATCTCACTCCCCCATCCGCGCCAGTTCGGCCTGCACCAGTGCATTCAGTTCCGCCACCAGCGGATCAGCCGCCCGATCCAGTTCCTGTTCGTCGGTCTGCCACCGGCCCCGGTGCATCCACGCCTGAAACTGTTCGTTCTGCACCCACGGCCCGTACACCGTGTTATTGCCCACGGCGACCCGCAATTCCGTAGCGCCCTCGCTCACGCTCGGCTGCGTCTGCGTCCACCTGCGCCCCAACGTGCCAGTGCGGATGTACCAAGACCCCTCCGGCGCCGGCGGATAATCCGCCATCGCATTGACCACCCTGGCCACGCCCCGGATCATCGCCGGCCGCAGCAGGGCGAACACCTCGAACGCGCCCAGTCTCCGCACCAACCGCTCCAACCCTCTTACCTCAATCTCCAGCGCCATCGTCCGACAAGTCCTTCTTGTGCGCCGTTGTCAATCGACTACCGGCACGATCCAGCACCTGCAGCGCGGATGGGCCGGCGGAAAATACTCACGCCCGTTGTTCGGGTTGGTGAAGCGCTCACCCAGCGCAGCCTGCTGGCGATTCAGCGCGCCGCAGATCGGACAAACAACCTCGTCGGCAGCCGTGCGCCATTCCATGCGCTCAATCACGCCAGCCGCCCGATAAGCTGCCGTCGTGCCCTCGCTGTAGGCTCTCGTCACTTCGGTGCTGGCGATCAACTCCGCCCGGGCCCGCCCGAACGTCGGCTCCAGTTCCCGGATCAGCGTCTCCAGCGGATCGCCGTTGTCCACCCAGGCCGCCACCGCCTGACGCACCTGCGCCCGCGTCGTCTCCTCGATGTTGGTGATCAGTTGCCCGACATAGCCGTTCGCCCAGTCCCGCGCCGCCGTGTTCGCCAGCGTCCAGTCGAAGCCCATGCCAATCGTGTCCAACTGCCGCACGCCGATGCGCACGCCCAGATCTGCCGCCTGCACCAGCGCCCGCCGTAGCGCATCCGTCACGCTGCCGATGTTGCGGTCAACCGCCTGCACCGCCGCCTCCGCCGACTCTGGCGACGTGGCGAACGAGCGCCGCATCTGCGTATTCAGCCCGTCAGCGATCTCGTTCGTCGCCTGCCGTTCTGTCGCCATGCGCGCCGCTTGCTCTGCTTCGTCGTCATCCGGGTCAAGCTGCAAGATCGGCTTCGTCGCGCCGCCGAACACCTCCAGCGCAATGGCGTGCTTCTGCCAGTCGCTCAGGTGATGCGCCTTGAACTCAGCCAGATTGATGCGCTCCCGGTCCTGCCGCTTCTTCAGCCACCGCCGCAGCGCGCCCGCCTCCTGCATCGCCCCGTCGTCCTCTTCGTCGTCAACGTCTGCCACAGGCGCCGCTGGTGGCGCTGCTGGCGCTGCCGGGTCAAGGTCTGCGTAGTTCATATCGTCCGGCAACTGCACGCCGACGATCTGCGCCGCCACGGATGGCGCCATGCCAGCGCCGACATAGGTGGAGAACGCCGTCGCCCGTTCCTGTTCGTCCTCCTGGTAGATGTTCATCCGCTCAGGGGTGAACTTGAACTGGTAAGGCGTGGC